TTGAGTAATTGGTGTGTTTGCGATTTTGAATATAGGAGAAGTTTCTTGTCCAGCAAGCTTCTCTATACCAAATACGTAAATTCTACCAGGCGAAACGCTTCTAACAAAACATGTACCAATCTTAGTAGATCCGTTTGTAGCAAATAGATCAGCTTGTGCGCCTAACGTAAATGAGTTAAGAACTACATCGTGAGCTGTATCGACAACAAAGTATTGACCATAAGAAGAAGTAATCGCTTGCTGTAGCTTAGTAGTAGTTTCGCTTTCGAAAGGAATACGTAGTTTTCTAGGAGACATGTTGATGACTTCATGTCCAAATGCGTAAGCCTTACCTGGGCTTATGACTGCATATGCAATTGGATTCTCATCAGCGTCTATTGAAGGTGTTGGGATCTGTAAGCTAACGTCTAAGCCACGAATAGTGTAGTTACCACTTTCTTCGTATGTTCTACGTGCCATTGCCTCTGCAACAACGTTAAATGCTGTAACATCTCTTAGTGAAATTTGACTACCAGATTCAAATCTAGCTATTGCAAAGAATTCTTCTGGTTCTGATCCTGATGCAACCGCAGTAAGAACTGGACGTAGTTTTAGTCTGTCTGCACCAGGTGCATTAACATTGTTAAAGCCTTGTGCGTTGTCAAGCAAACTTAAGTCTGCTCCGTACTCTACAATACTTTCTTCTACGCTAAAGCCGACTGAAACGTCATCTGGAATATTATCATACTTAGAAATAATTACGAACTGTTCTTCTACAAATATGAAGTGACCTTTTTGAAAGATGATACCTTCATCGATCTGCATACCATATGAACTGCCAGCATGATTTGAAACTGTAGCAACTGTTATTCCGTTTGTTGGAACTTCATTACCATCAGGGTCAATTAGCTTTAGAGTTTCACCTTGGTTAAATCGCTTGATCTCTGTCGTACCTGAAGTCGTAGTATTCTTATAAACGATATAGAAAGTTTTGAGATTTGGGGCACGTGTCTCAAAACCATTTTCGCCTATAATAATATCAGCAATCAGACCAGAGCCTGCGCCTTCTAGTTGAAAGTTTCTAGCTACGCCGTCATCTGTATATGTCTGTGAATATACATTAGGATCTGTGATACCAGAATCCGTGATTTTAACATAGTAGATGTCAGGTCTGTTTGAAATATTAACACCACTTATAATGGTGCCTTCTTTGTAAACATTTGAACCGAAACGTTCTACTTGATTTTGTAAGATCGTTTGTAGTTGCGTCAATTCACGTGCTTGAACGGCACGTGCAGGACGAAACAAAACACGACTAAATTGTTTTGTCTGATCAAAATCATCGAAATACGGATCAATGTTTAAGTCTGTATTAATGCCCATTTATAAGTCTTTCCTAGAAGTCAAATACGAATTTAATTTTTTCTTTTCTGTCTGCGTCTCTACTAATAGCGGCGAAGTCTACAAAGTGTAAAAGTTCACCACTAAAGGGGACGTAAGTACCATAAGTGATTGAACCACTAGAACTATTTATAGTCACAGTTTCAGTGGTTAAGCCAACTAATGTATCTTTTGCGCTTAAAGTTGCACCCAAAGTAAACGTAGAGTTAAAATCACCAGTGTAATCGACACAATATATGTACCAAACACTATTTTCTTGTTTTACTTCATGCACTCTAGCATGTATCATTTGCGTTGCTTGTTGTTCAACTAAGTATTGCCCAACATTAACGTTTGGCGCAGTTGAACCTGTAATCTTAATTTTAAGTCTGTTATCCATTGTGGTCGGGAACGTAGCATCAGAAAATCTTGGATCTTTAACTAAACCAACTTTAGTATATGTACCACTATCTGGAATTACTGAACCGCTATCTGTAAAGAAGTTTGTGATGAATGCTAATCGACTCATAAACAATTCTGAAATAGGGTCTTTACCGTGACCACCTGTTGGTGATAGAATAACACGTAAAGAAGCCGCTAAACTAGGGTCTGGATAAGTCTGTTGTAATGGTAGTGGTAAAGATATACTAGCTGTAGCGTACTTGTAACTATTACCTCTTTCATTAAAATTAATACCATTTAATGTTCCGTTTGCGTCTAGTGAACCCCATGCTATTGCGTTAGTTCCAGTCGCTACATCGTTAGTAGGTGTAACAGAAATCTTAGGTACAATATTTGCATTTGAAACTTGAGCAGAATAAGATAAAGCGGTAGCACTCTCAACAGTAATGCGCAATGTCTTATTTGTTGATAGCGCATTAGGAGTACTACTATCTAATATGTCGTACACTGCGCCATCTTCGGTAAAGCGAACATACATTCCTACATAAGCACCGTTTCCTGATCGTGGAGCAGACTCATTTGTTGTGAATACTAATGTGTATCTATTATCGCCAGACGTTGCTTGAATACTTTGCAACTTCAATATACCAGGTAGATAACCAGAGAACAATCCAGATACAGTATTTTGAATAACTATATTAGAGATATCTTCTTTAGTAGTACCTGTAACTCTAACGTCTTCGACATATGGAAGAGACGCTTGTGTTGAATATTCTGCGTATTCAGAAACAGGTATGTTAAACATGTATTTCCAAATATAGCCATCGGATGATGTTGCTACGATATTAGGGTCAACACTGTTAACAGAAGGTTTAGCTATAGACGGCGCACCATTATTATTTGATATACATTTGAATACTTTATATGGACCTTCGTTCTGTTCGCCATCTGGAACAGTTACAAACATATTAAGAGTTTCAATGTCTTCGATATCATCAAACGCATCATAGACAGTATTTTCAGCCCAAGGTATTCTATTAAACATATACTTAATATTTGAAACATCGATTTTCTTTGCAAAAATAACACGGCGCAAGAATTCTCTTTTTTCAAACTGGGAGTTTAAAATATCATTCGTCTTATCGATACTAGAACCCATGACATAGTAATTATTTTCTGGTAGGAACTCATTGATCTCTGCTCTAACAATACTAGTAATAGCTTGCTCTGTAGTATCTGTTAATGTAGAAATCAAACCCCAAATTTTAATGACATCACCTGCAACTAATGTTACACCACCTGCAATCTCAACTGTACCTGTAGTCGAAGTAAATGTGTATTGTGGAGGAACACTGTTAGCACTTAGCACAGTGTTATTATGGATAACAACAACTTGATTATGAATGTTTGCTGTCGTAGCATAAGTTGTTCCTAGACCGCTATCAACAACGTAAGAATAATACTTATAACCAGTGTTATTAATTGCACTATAGGCTTCTAAACTTTCTTTGAAAGACTGAACAGCATTCTCATTTTCATTTAGAAATGAGTTATACAGTTCGTTTGTCGTTTCTACTTTAAAGTTTTCTGTTACAACTTTTGCCATTCTGGTACCTTGCTAGTCATTAATATCTTGAGTTATCGTATTTGATGAATCTATATCTAGGGTTTGTATGACAGCCACTAAGTCTCCAACAACAGTGTTAGCGACTACCGCTCCGAGTGTGCTAACATTTGTATTAGCAATCTCTTGTGCAAGCGGTTGAATGCTTAAGTCATATATTTCCATAGACGCATCTAGATCAACGTTTACGTAGTTAGTTGTATTTATGAGAGATGAACCGAACTGTTTTGTGCCCGCTGGCTGAACAACATCAGTAACAATCTCTGTATATGTTTCGGGTGCGAGTATAGATCGAATATCGAATGAATACTCTTGGTAATAATAGTTATCTGGTATTACTTTAGTTGGGTCATTTAAGAACGATGTAGTTGTCAGCCAACCAGCTTCAGTTGTTCCTGTACCCAGAACTTCTAAGTGTGAAGTCGCTACAGTTTTACCGTAGTTAGGATTATTAATAGTTACAACTGCGCCATTTGAATCTGTTGTCTTTAATAGTTTCTCATCACCAATGATATCTACTAACTCATTGTCTTCATATCTAAAGCCGGTGGTTAAGATATTAAGAGATTTGATTTGACCACGTGCAAACTCTGCCGCACCGTCAATAACAGCATTACGACCAATAGGCAGTGATAAATCATCACGTGCTACACTGAGTACATTGTAACTTTCGCCTCTGTACACAATTGGAAATTTCTTATCAAACTGGTAGAACGTGATTGGTCTAAAGTAGAAGATGTCACCATCTCTTCTTAGAAATCTTGCTCGTACTTTATAATCTTCTAGTATACCACTTTGAGTTTGTTCAACTTGAATTGTTTGCTCAAATATATCACCTGATTGGTATCCACTAAAGCGAACATCCTCAAATATAACAGCAACGTCACGCTTGTCATACTTCGCAACTTCAGTTTGAGTAATTAAACTTTTAACATCTGATTGATAACCTTGACCATTGTCTGTAATAATCAAACTCTTGATAGTGCCGATATTATATGTAACAGGTTTAAACGCTTCTGCAAGTGTAGTATCTAAAGTCTCAAACAAATCTCCAGACATGCCATAGTTTATACTATCTAATCGAACATCTACAAAGTCACCGATAACATCAGGAATAAAACTAACTGTCTCAGGATCAGCGATTTCACCAATTCTATATGAAGCAGTATTATTAAACGGTGACACCGCTGTGATATATCCACTTTTAGGATATGCTGTGCCTGGATTCACGTGTGGATCACTATCGTTTATAAACTCTGCGGCTGTAATTGCAGACCAGTAACCAGTAAGATCGCCTCTTAGTCCAACAATTTTATCGATATTAGCAATTAGGTATTGTTCTATATTTACTCTAATCCAATTACGTTGAGTTGGATCTGTGAGTTCTCCATTGAAGAATTCGTTAACAGCATTATAGTCGGCGATAGTAATTGTGCCAGTGTCTGTTACGTCAAATCTTTTTCTACCATCGATGTTTTCTTCAAAGAATAAATTAAGACCAGGTTCAAAGGATCCACCATTGACAAATAGAGAAAACTCTGATGCAATGTCTGTACCACTAATAAGATAACCTTTATCATAGAAGTAACCATCGAACCCATATCTAAAAGGTTCTGCGTTATTCAAAGGTTTTGAATATAAAGTATTGTCTGTAGTAATTAAGCTATAATTTGCAGAAGGAAAGTTTACGAATACTAGATCATTATCTTGATCAATACCTACGACTTGACCATACGCAAAGTTTGTAGCTCCCGATAAACCAGATTCGCCCGAATTAAATCTTGCTGTACCTGCTGATAGTGTAGCATCAGAGATAAAGTAATCACCAACTTTTGGGAATCCGCTTCTATCAGCTTGTGGTGTGTATGTATCAGCGTAAGTGCCTGGAAACAATTGAAACGCAAGTGTACCTGTAGAAGTCTGAATAACATTATCAATTACTGCAACTGAATAACCCCATCCACCATCTGTGATATCAAAATCAATGACTGCTGTTTCTGCTTCAGATATCTCTGATACTGCGGCAGTTGCGTTGATGCCTGATTTATTAGACCTAATAATAACTTTATCACCTGGCTTGTTGCCTGCTGATCTGTTAGACCTTTCAATTGGCGCACTAGTGATCGATCCAAAGATATCTTGCCCTGGATATAGATCAACTTCTACACCATTACGTGCGCCACGCACACGCAAGTTATCGTCTCTAGTAAATGCACCATTTAAATTTGATAGATATAGAATAGGTACAATCAGACCATCTAAAGTCTGAAAAACGAGTTCATCAACAAAAGCGTCTGCCTTTGAAGTATCGCCTGATATTCTATCGCCTTTGCGAATAGGATAATCTACAATAGTAAGTACAGGTGCCATTTCAAGATAGCGTGTTGACCCATACTTTGAATCTGAAACTCGTAGAATGTAATAGCTAGGATAGAATACTTCGATCTCATTGTCAAAGAACATTTGAAATAATAGTTCTACACTTTCTTTAGAACCTTTTCTACGATATAAGTCTTGAATATGTTTTACAATAAAACGAGTATCGTCTGGACCCTTTAAAGGTAATGCATTTAAATACTTCTTTTTAAAGTATAATAGAAAACGCTCAAACGTGGTATCGATATCTCTGATAGCAAACGCATCTCTAAAATCGTTTTGTCTTGTATCGATATATTCATAATACGATTTAACAAAATCAACAAAGATAGGACCCTCTTCCCGATAGATACCAGGAAATTGCTGAGGTATATCAGTGTAAATGTTCTTACGAACTTGTTTACTCGAAGGTCTTACGGTTGACATGTTTAGATGGACCTTACATTAATAGTTACATCTTGTGGTCTAATGATAAGAATTCTATCTTTAGGTGATTTAATATCTTTGTTTGCTGTGTTAGCATATACTTTAATTGCGTTATTACCAGAATAAGAATCTACTTTAAACTTAGACAATTTAACTTGACCTGTAGCGTAATCTACAGTACCAATTTTTCTCTGGAAGATACGTCTAGTAGAGACCGCAGATGTTACTGCTAGAATATTGCCTATACCATCGTCTTGTAATATAACTTCTGTTCCGTTCATTGTGAACGTAGAACTTGAGATCGCAGGCTCGTAATTAGCAAAGCCTACTGTTTCGTCTAATGCATATGGACGATCAAGTTCGTTAACAAAATCAAACGCTGGGTTTGTTATGACGTTAAGTGCTGGCTTATACTCAATAATAGCCTTTGACAAAATCTCTGAACTCTGAATTGAAACGTCAACTGCATCTACGTAATTTGCTATACGTGACTGTCGTAATGCTATACCAAACTGATTAAGATTTGCTTCGCTGTAATCAGTAATAGCTGTCTTTACGAGTGCCGATATGTCAGCAGAGTTCTTTGTAGTTAAGGTAGGATTATAGTTGACACGTAAGTTCATGTCAATGTACATAAACTCAGCCGCTTTAAATACTGGATCGATAGTCAGTGGTGTTTTCTCACGAATGAATTCTTTAAATGCAATAATCTCACTGTCGCCCGCTCCGATAGAACCGAGAACATCAACAGAGATAAACACTTTACCGTATTGTGGAGGCGTTAGTTCATCACCACCATATACAGAGATTGCTTGAATAGACGGGAACTGTTGCTTGAGTAGAATTTCGTAGTCTGATCTAGTTACTGCACGTTCTTGTGTCTGAATAGATTTAGGTGCGAAGAACTTAATGTCTTCTACACTCTCACTCATAGCACCGAACTTCGCAGTGTATGTGTTTGTGACCTGTGCAGGAAAGCCTGCTACGTTATTAATAGGTGAGAAGTTACGTGCGCCATTTGCTTCACTACCTTTTGTTACACGATATTCGATTTCAATAACATTACCGCTTGCTGGTTCAGCACCAAACTTATTGCGACCAAAATCAATTTTATATAGATTATCGAAGTAAGGCTCTAAGTAGAATACACGATCATTTAATTGTACACCAAATATAGAAGTCTTTCTGATATATTCTTTTTTGTTGGACACTGCATTTACATTATCACGTACATTAACACGAATACTATCGATGTCAAGGTTTTCGTTATTGATAATATAGTCTAGTGGATCTGTTGTGCTACCTACTGTATAGAACTCTCTTACTACTTTACCTTCATACACTGGAACGTCTGTAATTGAATAAACACCATTTAATGCTGTGACGCTATGATTTCGATCTGTAGAGAATGTAAACGTTTTATTTCCGCACTGTGCATTAAACTTTGTACCTTTAGGGATTGTTACAAAGTTTGGATTATCAGTTACGTTATTTAAAGTGATATTCAATAATGCTTTTGCACTCTTACGTGAACCAGGTGTGTAACCTAATTCTTTTGCATGGCTTTGTACGTTTTCTCGCATGATAGCAGAATCCATGAACATCTCTGAGAATGCCATGTTGCGATAGAAGTTATTCTGAAACGTGTTAGCCGCAAGAACGTCTAGTAAGACATTCATGTTAGACCCTTCAAAGTCATAGTCTCTGAACTGTGCTTGACCTTTCAAATAAGTCTTTAGATTTGCTTTTATTTGTCCAAAGTCTAATTCTGTGAACGGTAAATTGTCTGCCATTATCTTACCCTAGTTAATGATGTCACCAGTGTGACTGGTTCTGAACTATTTATGACTTTAAATACAACAGCAATATTTACTTGATTATCATCTACAGACGATCTTACGTCTATTCCGATGATGTCTGCCCTTGGTTCATAAGCCTCTAATGTGTCTTTGATTACTTCTTTCATAAGAATGATAGTATCGGGTGTCATATTATCAAATAGCATTTGACGTATATTACATCCTAGATTAGGCTGATATGGTCTTTCGCCCTTATCAGTAAGCAACAAATTTTTAATAGAAGCTTTTACAGCTTCTTCATTTGTCTTTCTCGCAAGGTCTTGTGACACAGGATTTTCATCCAGATTCATGAAAAAATCTGAATACAATTCCTGCTTCTTTGTAATCGGTGTAATTCGTGCCATACGTTTACCTTGCTTTTCTCTTATTTATACTTATTCAATGGGTATTCTAACCGTTTCAGTACCAGTAAATCCATCATCGTCTGTGAATGGTCTTGTTACTGTATACGCATTATACTCACCCGTTTTTGGATCTGTTGAATAACCAACAAACGAATCACCTGCAGAAAGATCACTATCACTTATCGGGAAGTCATCTGGTACTGGTGCGCCTTGAATTCTGTTACCGCTCGGTTTTTCTGAAGTCGGGTCACTATGAGGACTTGGTGTTTCAGTTGGTGCTTGCGGAGCTTTAGGTCCGTTTGTAAAGTCACCACGCTTATGTGCGTTAATATATGATTGAAACTTACCACTGTCGCCCCATGAAACGTTTGCACCGTCTCGCATATCAATATGAATAAAGTTAACTCCACCACTGAAGTAGACTTTCATTCCGACAAAGCCTTCTTGGCTTGCTACACGAATAAAGTTTCGTACTTCATCGTCTGACTTTCCACGCATGTTTACGTCAAGTGCTAGTCCTGACTTGTGTGTAGAGTTCTTAGCGACTCCGCCAGTATTTTTAGCTAACTCAGCATTGTATTGAGGTGATCTATATGCTGAGTTAATATTAAACTCAGTTTCTAGTCTATCACCCATACGCATTAGTCCTGCGTATACTTTATTTCTAACTTGTCTCCAACCATCGCCTGCTACACAATCAGTAACATTAGAAAAACGTGAATGCATATTGATTACACCACTGTTCCATGTAGCATAGCCGGGTAGACCACTATCACTCATACCAGCAATTGCTGATCTTTGCTTTGATGTGATCTCTGTATTCGTAGCCCAGAACTCTGGATCTGGCGCAGGTGGTGGCGGTCCAGACTTATCTCGTTCTGTTGATTTTCGGTTGTTTGCGTCTCTTAATACTTTTCTACCATTTCTACGTGCAGTATCGTTTAAGCGAGGTGCGCCAGCTTGAACTGCTTTAGATGTTTCTTCTAAACCCATGCTCTTAAGAATAGCTTCTTGCGCAATGACTCCAGCAACAAATGTTTTGATACCATCAAGTGGGCTTTTCATAAAGCCTTGAATGAGTTCACTGAATTGACAAAAGCGGAATAGTAAAAGAGCAATAGCATCAGGTGTCAAGTCTTCGAACTGAGCAACAGACTTATCAATAAACTCTTTGATCTTGTCTTTCAACTTGTCTAATGTAAAGTCTTGCATAAACGCTTTAACGTCATTCATCTTCTTCTGAATGGCTTGACCGATTTGTTCTACGTTGCTTTGAATGTTATTAGCAAAGTTAGTAAACTGTGTTACAACACCTTCAATTTGACCAAGTATAGCATCTTTAACTTTATCTACAATCTTTAAGAGCATTTCTTTTAAGATTTCTAGTTTAAGTTTTTCCTTGATTTGTTTGATCAAATATGTTAGATCGAAACTTTTCAATTTATCTAGCAAACTCTCGCCAAGTTGAATGAGTGCAATCAGTTGATTAATCTTACCAAAGACATTACCAAACGATCCGCAGAAGCCAGCAGAGATACTGTTAGCTAAGTTTTGCGCATAATAGAATTCTAATTGACTTAATATATTATTGATACCTGTAGTACCTGAACCCAGTGCAGTATTTGATGGACTGACGGGCAGTGTGACAGGACCTTTTATGAACTCTTGAAACTGAAAGATATCTGCATCAAAGTCATCAATGTCAATACTAGATTGCTGTAAGAAATCTGCAACTTCTGTGTATAGAATGGGAGACTGTTGAAATCTTTGATTGAGAAACGGATAGTCACCATTTCCAATATCAATGTTTCGTAAAGTTCTTGTTAAGTTACCAGCAGATGATAGCAATGCGCCTCTATCAAAGCCAGCGGCTGGGTTTGCTTGTTGTAAAAGCAAATCTGTAAAGTTAAGAAGACCGTCTTCTGCACTTAAACTACCAGACCTGATAGCACCATCCGCATATATTTGAGCAAAAGTTGTTGGTTTACAAGTCATAGTTACTCCGAATCATCTATAGTATCAGATGTAATACCATCTGGCGTAGGTTGTACAGCACTGATACCTTCGTTTGATGCATCAGATG